TGATTTGATCGAATGGGTAAAACCTGTAATTGAGGATTGTGATGGCTATTAAACGCAAGATCAGTGAAGAACGTAAACAACAACTACGTGACCAGTTAGAGAGGGCACGTGCTAAACGTAAACCTGCTGAGTACAAGAATGTACATCCTACAGTTCTTGCTCTTCCAGAGGATGACAACTATTCCTTTAAGAGTGTGAAGGGTTGGATTAGAGAGTCCAAAGAACAGGTAGCTGCGTTTAATAAGACTGCCAGGAGTTACAGAAGTACTCCACAAGACAAACAAAAAGCATCCAATCTTGCAGACAGTAAGAAAGCGTACATAAGGTACTGTGAACATTACCTGAGAACAGGTGATTGGATCAGTCCAATGTCTGGACCAAATGAGGAACACACTGTGATCCCTAAATGTATTGCGATGGCATACAATCCAGATGGTACACCTAAACGTACTGTAGGAGTCTATTATTCAGATCTCCATGCCGTGTGGACAAAGGAGATGGATAATGGGCAAAGTCCTACAATTTCCTAGTAATTACAAACCTGAGAATCCCCCTGAGATTGATACATCAGCCGCAGAGACTAGAGAAAACTTTGCATGGTGTGAACAACTCGCAGAGGGGATCATGTATTCTTGTCTCAAGAATTTACAGCAGAATGGTGTAAACATTGTAGATGAGGGTACAGTTGCTCAGTTGTCGTTTCTAGGAGAAGTATTACGATCAGTAGTTCAGTATGAGAAGGATATACATCATCCTCTACAGGACTTTGCAGATCGTTTTGTATCCCTAGAAAACTCAAACACTCCAGATGGTCAGCCGACTATCAAGGGTGACTTTGATGTTATGGGATTTAGTGAATGGATGGAACGAAATGATGAGTTAGATGACTTGGATGATTTCGATCCATCTGATCCAATTGCAGGCTGACGTAGCTCAACTGGTAGAGCAGCTGATTTGTAATCAGCAGGCTGGGGGTTCAAGTCCTCTCGTCAGCTCCAACCTAGTTTCATTATGAAAGGAATTATGAAACAATCACATATCTATATCTTAATCGCCACAGTATTGTCTCTGGCGTTATCTATCTGGTTATTCTTCTTTATGGATAGTCCAGATGCAAAACTTTACGGAATCTACGTAGGTCTTTGGGTTCCTTCCATCCTTGGAGCTTTTCAAGTAATTGAATCGGGGAAGGAAAATGGGACTGATTGATTTTTTCAATGATCCCAATAGTGCCGTAATCTTTGGTTGCGGCATTGGTGTATCAATAATTTTTATAATAGGTATAACCAAGGCACTATACGGACCAAAATGATCTTTATGATGATGTTCATCGCTATGGTAATCGTAGCGGTGATTTCCCTAACTTCCCTGGCATACTATGCAGTATGGCCCAAGAAGAAAATACAGCACAATAAATGTCATACTGACAACATGAAGATTAAAGACCTTCATGGACACACTGAACCTCATGTATAATTATGATATTAGTTGACTTATCTCAAATAATGATGGCCTGCACTGTAATGTCTATGGAAAAGGGTCAAACAGAAGCAGAAATGGATTTTGTTCGACACATGGTTTTGAACAGTCTCCGTATGTACAGAGAGAAGTACAATGATGAATATGGTGAACTGGTTCTATGTTGTGATGATATGCATTCATGGCGTAGAGACTATTTTCCTCAGTACAAAGCTGGAAGAAGAACTACAAGGGAAGAATCTCCTTTGAATTGGACTCAGATATTTGGATGTTTCAATACACTCAAATCAGAGTTGAGAGAGGTATTTCCCTATAAAGTTCTTCAAGTTGAAGGTGCAGAAGCTGATGACATCATTGGTGTTCTCAGTAGATATTCCTCAATTACAAAACAGAAAACAATGATTGTATCGAGTGACAAAGACTTTATACAGTTACATGATAAGTATGTACACCAATGGAGTCCTGTTACTAAGAAACTGGTCAATGGTATTGAACCAAGTCAATACTTGTTTGAACATATTCTCAAAGGTGATAAGAGTGATGGTATTCCTAACATATTGTCAGCAGATGACTCTATCATAAATGGAGTTAGACAGAAACCTATCACCAAAAAATACATAGATAATTTTGTTCTTCACAATGCTGAGTTGAATGGTAGAACAGATACGGAAATCAGAAACTTTCATAGAAATGAGAAGTTGATTGATTTGAAACAAACTCCAAAGGAGTTGTCTGACCTCATTTGGAATGAGTATCGGAAAGAACCAAAGGGTTCAAGAGCCAATCTCTTGAACTTTTTCGTTGAGAAACGATTAAATAATTTAATTGAAACAGTAGGAGATTTCTAATGACAGTAAAAACGTATAATCCACTTTTGTCTGAAGTTTTACAAAAAGTGCATAATGCCAAGACAAAGGCACAAAAAATCAATATTCTAAGAGAAAATGATTCCCCTGCATTGAGGTCTATTTGCAAATGGTCTTTTGACCCTGCAATAGAATCAATGTTACCAGAAGGAGCTCCACCATATGTTCCCAATGAAGCTCCAGAGGGTACAGAACATACTAAACTAAGTACAGAACATACTAAGTTATATCATTACATTAAAGGTGGAAATGATTCGTTACAAACTACACGTAGAGAAATGATGTTCGTTCAATTACTTGAGGGTCTTCATCAGAATGAAGCTGAACTTCTTATCAATACTAAAGACAAGAAGTTACATCAAGTATACAAAGGATTCTCTTCTGCTGTAGTCAAAGAAGCGTTTGGGTGGAATGATGATTATGTGAGAGTATAAATATAATACAGTCTTTTTATAGGGAGTCAAAATGCAAAACCAGAGTCGGGGATGTGAGTACGGCAACCTAGCCTTATCGTAACAATTCCCTCTCAAAATTTAGCAATGTATTTCGGTTAAACGATCCGCCGAGGTGACTTATAGTATGTTCCCTATTCTTATCATAGAGATTGAGGATCACGAAGAACAAGGTTATATGAAACATATTTTCATAAGCATTGTTTTGTTATTTTCTTTGACGATATTTGCAGAGCCGGTTGCAGATGCAAATGTCAATGTAAATATGGTTCCAAAATGGAACTATAAAACTATTGCTATGGAAGCAGCAAAACAAAGAGAGTGTCTTGCAAGAAACATATATTTCGAAGCGAGAAACGAACCATTTGCAGGACAGTTTGCTGTTGCGATGGTTACTTTGAACAGGGTACATGATAAACAATTTCCAAACACGATTTGTAAAGTTGTCTATCAAGGTATACATTGGCCAAGTGGTCATCCTAAACGTGACAGATGCCAATTTAGTTGGTATTGTGATGGAAAGAATGATGATATAAAAAACAAACGAGCCTATAAAGAGGCAGATGAGATTGCATATCTCGCAATTGAATCTTATAACGCAATCAAGACGAAAGGATTAGATATAACAGAAGGAGCAAGGTACTATCATACCTATGCTGTAAGTCCAAGATGGTCCAAGACTTTTCCAAAAGTTGGAAGAATAGGAGATCATATTTTTTATCGTTGAACCTATATACTATATGTGCAAGTGAGAAATTATGCCGACTTATCAATATAAATGTACTGAATGTGAAAATGAATTTGAAGAAATTCATCGAGTAGCCGACAGAAATATTCCTGTAGATAAAATTTGTGGTACTTGTGGGAGAGGTGCAATTGAACTTGTACCTCAAGTCCCTAGTTTGATGTATACTATGCGTGATGGATTTAATAGGCATACATCAGATGGATTTAAAGATAGAATGAGAGAGATTAAACGTAATCATCCAGCTAGTAACATTGATATATGAGTAAAAAACAGACAATCAAAGTAGAAAATATGGTTGATGTCAAGGGCATCACCAAAAATCAATCTGAAGTAATAAAAGAATACAAGAAAGGTAAGTGTTTATTCTTGTATGGATCAGCCGGAACAGGTAAAACTTTTATTACATTATATCATGCACTAAAAGAAGTTTTAGATCCAAAGACTCAATATCAAAGAGTGTATGTGGTTAGATCTCTGATGCCTACTAGAGAGATTGGTTTCCTGCCTGGAGATGAAGAAGATAAGTCTGCATTGTATCAAGTTCCGTATGATAATATGGTGAGGTTTATGTTCAAGATGCCTACAGAGGATCAGTTTGATTTTCTGTATGATCGACTAAGGCAACAAGGTTCTTTGATGTTTTTGTCCACATCGTTTCTGAGAGGAATCACTTTGGACAATGCAATCATCATTGTTGATGAGTGTCAAAATCTAAACTTTCATGAGCTTGATACCATCATGACGAGAGTAGGTCAAGACTCTAAAATTATGTTTTGCGGTGACTTTGATCAATCGGATTTATCCAAGGAGAAAGAAAGATCTGGCCTTGGTGAATTTATGAAAATAATTGATGGAATGAAAGAATTCTATTCATGTGAATTTGATATAGGTGATATTGTTCGTAGTGGACTTGTCAGATCATATATCATTCAAAAATATAATACTCACTTAGGAGATTCAGAATGAGAATTCCAGAGAAGGTATTCAAGTGCAGAGCTAAAGATGAAAACGGAGATTACTTCTGGGAAGATAAAACTACGTTAGATTTCTTTGGTGGTAAAAAAGTTATGTTGTTTTCCAACCGTGGCGCATTTACACCCATATGAAGCAATCGTCAACTTCCAAGTTTGGAAGACTTGTATGGAAAAAAAAAAGAAAAAGGTATTGATGAAGTCTATTGTATGTGTGTCAATGATGCGTTTGTGATGAATGCCTGGGGTAAAGAACTAGGTATTGAAAAGGTAAAATTACTTCCAGATGGTGATGGTAAGTTCACCGAAGGAATGGATATGCTAGTGTACAAACCAGCTCAAGGTTTTGGATATAGAAGTTGGAGGTATGCAGCTCTTATTAACGGCGGAGAGGTCGAGAAGATGTGGATTGAAGAAGGAAAAAACCAATTGGGGTTAGATGATGATCCATACAAAGTAACTTCTCCTTTGAGAATATTGAATGATTTATGAGTATTTGGAAAAAATTCATGGGTTGGTTTTGGGGTGACTTAAAAGAGGAACCTGTAGAGGTTGAAAAAACACAACCAAAAGTTCACACCACAACGGATGAAGTCTTAGAAGAAGCTGTCAAGAAGACTTTGGAAAAGACACCAGATGTTAAGTCAGAACCAGAACCAAAGAAACAAAGAGCGCCTAGAAAGCGTAAACCAAAAGTTTCAGAAGAAACTAAGGAAACAGAAGTGAAGAAAGCTCCAAGAAAACGAGCTACTAAGAAACCTGCTGAGAAACCAGCAACTAAGAAACCTAGAAAACCTAGAAAGAAAAAGGAATCAAATGCCGATTAAATTATCACCAAATTTCAATCTGATAGAACTCACAAAAAGTTCTACTGCTATGAGGATGGGTATTGATAATACACCATCTGATTTAACTCATTTGGTAAATTTGACTCATTTAGCAATTCACATTCTTCAACCATGTCGAGATGAATTTGGAGTCATTACAGTCAATTCAGGCTACAGATCTCCAGACTTGAATAAGGCAGTGGGTGGTTCAGATAGGAGTCAACATTGTCATGGCCAAGCGGCAGATTTTGAAAGTTTTAAAATTCCGAATCCAGACCTTGCAGAATGGATTCGTGACAATCTAGAATTCGACCAACTGATTCTAGAATTTTATGATGGAAAAGACCCAAACAGCGGCTGGGTACACTGTAGTTACAATCTCATGGAGAATCGTAAAAAGTGTATGACTGCAATGAAAGTGGCTGGTAAAGTCGAATACAAAGAAGGAATAATAAGGTGATACCAAAAAAATATGAACATATCGAAGTACTAGGAATACCAAAATTAAGTAGACAAAATATTGCAGGAGAAAGACATTACGTAAACGAACTAGGAAATACATATCCGTCAATAACAACAATACTATCAATAAGAGGAAAAGAGGCCATATACGAGTGGAGAAAACGTGTAGGTGATGCAGAGGCAAATCGTATCACCAGACGATCTACCACAAGGGGTACTCAGTTCCATAATTTACTGGAACAATACTTCTTGAATCAAATAACGGATGTAGATCTATTTAAAACAGATGCACTCGCTAAAAATCCAGGCGTTTGGTATTTGTTTTTAGAAGCGATACAAGAGTTAGAGAAACATATAGGTAAGATATACTGCATTGAGGACTACCTTTACTCAGATGAGTTTGGTGTAGCTGGTGCAGTAGACATGATTGCCGAATGGGATGGGAAATTATCTGTAGTAGATTTCAAGACATCCAATAGTGCGAAAAAAGAAGAGTGGATTGAAAATTATTTTATTCAAGGTACGGCGTATGCAAAAATGTTTACGGAACGTACTGGTATAGAATGTAATCAACTTATAATTTTTGTAGTTCCCGATGATGGAATACCTCAAACATTCATTAAGAGAGTGGATGATTATACCGAATTACTTAGAGAGTCTATTCGGGATTACACCAACCATAAATCCAAAAGGGCTGCATGAGCACTATAACCAAAATATTCATTATTGGTGCATCGCTGTTTTTCTTTGGTTGTTTACCTAAAGAAACTTCGCCACCAGTTGTCACGGATAACGTGACAGAAAAAATCAGTACATGGACAGATGACCAGAAAGGTTATTGGGTAACTTTGTATTTTACCCGAATGTCTTTTGACCCAGCTATTCGTTTAAAGTATCCACCAGAGAACTTGTATAATCTCTGCAAATGCATCATAGATATTATGTCTGTAGATTATGACTATGAGACATTTATGAAAGACTTCAATAAACAACCTATTGATCCTATGAATGCCCAGATCGTTTATGATGTTTCTTTCAAGTGTTCTATGGAAGAAGTCAATTTGATAAGATTGAAAGCACAGGAACCAAATC